TTATGCAAGTGTAATTCAGTCAAAAAATATTGATTTAGGAGCAAATTTTTCACTGTTTGGACACAATTTGGACACAATGAAAAAAGAAGAAGGCTCAAAAGCCCTATAAATAGGCACTTTTAAGAGTCAGGCACAACTATAAGCCGAGTTAGTATTAACCCACAAACATGGGAATTATAACAAAAAATGTGGCACTACACTATGAATTTAGACACATTTTAGACACAAAAAAGACACAATTTTATAGACTATCTCTTAATCCATCTAAATCAAGTCCCGCAGGGCAAGTTTTCCCATCAAACAATTCTCTATGTCCGAAAATCTGCTCTGGCTTCAAATTAAACTCAAGCATCAAGTCGCTTAAAAGAATTTTCAAACTAAGCATCTGTTTTTCAGTATATGCATTTGTGCCGATAAGACAAATTCCGATACTGCTACTATTATGTCCACTTACGTGTGCGCCTACTACTTCAACTTTACGCCCTTTTTGTACAATCCCATCAAGTACATCATCAAACTCTCTTTTGCGCTTAAATCCGTTACAAATAACGAAATGATAACCTATGTCATTCCACCCTCATCTTCAAAGCCAACCTTTCAGCTCTATTTACACTATCACGTCCGTCTTTCATGTCCGCTTCGTGCATTTGTCTGTACCACAAACTGTCCAGCATCTCTTCGCTTGCTGTTACATAGTCAAACGCTTTGAGTGCTTTCCACATTCCTTTAAACTTCAAGACTCCGCCTACGCCTAGCTGATAGCACATTTCAGCGATTATCTCCTGCTTCTCGATTGAAATCTTGTTTACAAATGGCTCACGATATTCTAAATCTTTGATAAACTTTTTTAGACGAATTTCAAGTATTATCTCCGCTTCTTGTTTTGTGATTTTTGTAGGATTTGCGCATGAAGATGTTTCTTCTTCACTCAGCGGTAAACGTGTGCCGTAGCCTATCGTGTCAAAGCCCTCAGTGCATTTATAAACTACACCCTTAAAACCCTCAGATTCTTTTATGTTTTCAATCAACTCTTTCATCTACAAACCTCAATATTTTTATGTAATTTAGAAATGTATTTCAACACTTCAACTAACTTTTCACTATTGTTCAAACTCTGCCATCACTTCCCACCTTTTATGAATTTAGCTACCTTCTCAGCTCCACGTGAACCATACAGTGCTATTACCATAGTTACAAGAAGTGTCTCAAATACAGGTATGTAAACTTCTTTAATAGAGAAGCTCCACATATTACCATCAGCTATTACTATGAGTGTGAACATTATAAGAGTATATGCAAAGCCTACTGGTCTAGTTAACCTAGTAACTATATGTTCATTATCACTTTGCCATCTCTTGGTTACTTCTTGCTCATACTGAAGGTCAACACTATCAGCTTGAGCCTTAGCATCTAGCTCTATCTTTATCAGCTCATTTTTTAGTTGTAGCTTCTCTTGGTCGCTAGTGACTAATCTATCAATTGCCTCTCCTGCCTTCTCTACCACTGTACCTACACTACTTGTAAATATTTCACTTATCCAGCTCATATTCTATCCTTGCATTTTAATAACCCACAGAACTAACCCAAATAAAGTAGTTACGAGAAGTGCAACCACAGACTTACCTATTGTTACTAAGATGTTGTAGATAGTACAGCCCTTCTCAACTTTTGGTTGCAGAGCTTTCACAGAAACATTAGCATGGTCAATCCTCGTATGAAGTAGTTCATTGGCTGCTTTCTGTGTCATATACCTCGCCTCTGCTCGCTCCTCCATTATCCTGATGTCTGATTGCATAGTTACCAAAGACTCCATAGCGTTAGCCATCTTATCTACACTCTTACCAATATACTTCAAATCGCTATGAAAGGCACTAAACTCCTTTTCTAGTCTATCTATCCTCTCCTCTTGCACTGGCATTTAAGCTCCTTAGTTTATTACCTCTCTGGGTTTTTCCATAGCCTATACGCAAAGTATGGGTACTTAATATAAGTTCCAATAGCTCCACCTATAGTTATTATAGTAGCCCAAGTCCACGTTACATTCTTACTTCTTAGGCACCTATAGAAATTTCTATGAGGTATTATTAGATTGAGTGTTCTCGTTACCTCATAGTCATGTGACTTGCAGCATGACTGCCCTATCTCTTGATTTTGTACTTCCTCTGGGAAATATGAACAGTAATCTTTTTTACTCATTTTATACTCCTATATAAATAGGCATTTCTGCAAGTACTTCACCAACCGTAGGCATTGGTCTAATCCCTGCTAATACATCAGCCTCAATCTCTCCAGCCTTTACCCAACAGTTAGAAGCCCAAACTGCAAGAGATTGAGCTTCTATTTGAAATGGATTGACATATCCTGTGTAGCTTCTAGCACTCATTATGTTATCGTACCGATAAGTTTTTGCTGTAGCGTCTAGTAATCCATGAATTGACATTGTGATGTCTGCTAGTGCTTTTGTATTCAGTTCAGCCTCTGTAAACTCTGGCTCTGGTGTGTTAGTTTCTAGCCATTCCTCTACAAGCTCACTCATCCATCCACCGTGGTTGTTAGGAACAGAGATTTCCCCATTAACTAAATAGCCATTGCTTTGTAATTTAATTGATGTTATTTTCATTTTAGTATCCTTTATTGTCTAGCGTCTAGTTTGTAGTATTCTATAATTAGTGTCCCACCGATATCTCTAGCATTACCCTCCTGATACGAGAACATCACACGATCTATTGCAGAAAAAACCGCAGGTGCAATAGTGTGATGTCCGTGGAATGTAAACGCCGCCGCTGAAAATGTAGGTGCCATTCTAAAAGGTATCTTGTGGTAAATAGCCCCCCAATTTTGCAACGTTAGCCCAGCATCACAACGGGGCATACCTACCTCGCAACTGTTAGTAAATTGGAAATACCTACCAACCCTACTCTCTTCGACTGCTGTACCATTCCATTCAAAATCGGTAGCTACAATCCCCTCTTCCAACTGAACCATAGCTATATCAAATGTACCTGATTGCTGCCCTAGATTGGCTGTTCTTGCGTCAAAGTCACTGCCCGCATCAAACCAGAATCTCATTAAACTAAAAGATGTATGTACACCATCAGTTCCAATGGTTTTACCTACTATTGATGGAATAGTAAATGTTCTTGAATATCTAGTCCAAGTAGTTGTAAGGGCTATTTTTTGTGCGCCTATTGTATTTACTGAACTAGTTGGAGTTCCTCCTGTACCGAAATGTTGGGCAAATTCTATTGCTATATTTTTATTAGTATCGGCTTTTGCGTAAAAGGATAATGTTACCGTCCTCCCTGCTAATCTTGTTACATCCTCTAGTCTTTGGTCTTTGTACACAGTACTTCCAGCCCCTGCAACACTGCTCACTACTGTTCTACTGTAATACATAGGGCACTTAATGCCATCGGCAAAGGCTTCACCAGTAGAGAAGTACTGTCTTGTATGTGTTTTCGTTGAACCGATGTTTCCGTTATACCACATAGTATCGCTACCGTACCCACTAGTGGTCTGGCTTGTACCCTCATACCAAAAATCAAATCTACCATCAATTATATGGTTTTTAAAACCATTGCCAAAGGTAGATATTGGAGTACCGTTTATTGTTGGAGTACCAGTTAAAGCTGGACTATCTGTATCATATTTACAGAATGGTACTCCTGAAGACCAGTCACCACTTGTAGCAGATAGTTTAAAGTATATCAAAGATAGGTCTGATGCCAAAAAGCTGAATCCTTGAGCCATAGCATCATAGATACTTCTTCCTGCGAATACACCAACTGTATTTACTAAGACCGCATCACCCTTGTCCCCTTTATTACCTTGAGGTACAACAAATGTAAACTTACCATCAGTAGGGTTATATAGGACACTAGCCGAAGTACCTGGGGCACCTGTAGTCGTAGACCCTACACTCACATTCTTTATCTCATCCGCCTTTAAGCACGCCAAATCTATACATTGTTTTATTCCCATTGTTAACACTCCTCACATATTAAGATGTTTGCAGCTATGGCCGCGTCTATGTTGTCTAACACTTTTAGCTTCATGGCTATTTCTCGCGTTGTGCCGATAACCAGCGTTTCTTGCAAACCTTCTAAAACAAGAACGGTCCACTCTTTTCTTATCCCAAAATATGGAATATTGATTGTAAAAGTTTCTGTTCCATAATTAAGCTCTGTAGCCCACCACTCTAAAAATATCGCGGCCTCTAGCTCTGTATGTAAGAGCACTTGAATAGATACCGTCGCACTTTCTTCTAAAATAGTTCTGCCGCCAAGACCTTTTGTTTTTTTCGGGACAACACTCGTAAAGCCGTCTTGTAGTACAAATGTTAAATTGTCCGGGAACTCTCTTGTCCCATTAAGAACAACGCAAGACATTAGACAACCTCCTCAAATTCAAATGAGACGGGGGTGTACTTTGACATATCCCCGTCTTTTATTTTTGATTTCATATTGAGCTGTTTTACCCTGCATATAATCTTTGTAGAAGCAAAGCGACTGCTCCCGTCTGCTATCTCGTTGTTTGTCATGTCTGAGCCGTCAATAGCGACTAACTCTTGCGTGAGTTTTTTGTTGAGTAAAACCATTTTGTCGTAGTTCTGCATCTCTATGTGAAAAGAACCTTTGTGCTGTATGACACGATTTCCCTTGATGTGGTCTACATAACCGCTTATCTCACTCACTACATTTCTATCAAAGTTTTTTATGTCGTGGCTAAATTCTAAGTCTGTTATGCCGACATCTATGGATGCAGATGGGAAAATGGTCCCGACTTCTGTGGTTGTTCCTGAAATTTGTATATAAATTATTCCGCCAGCTTCAATGTACTGTCCTGCGTATATAATTTCTGTTATTGGTTCATCTTCTAGATTTGCATCTATACTTCCATCTATAGGCTTTGACACGTATGATAGAGTGCTATTTGCTGCATCTCTAAAACTTACGTCCAAATAAGTCCCACGCAATCTTCCAAGTGAAACACCGTTAAACCTTTTTAAAGCTTTTATGGTCCACTGCTGTCGCGTTTGCTCAATAACACTTATGTATTGTTTGGTATCAAAAGGCATCACGTTTCTTGTAATCCCTAAATATGAAAATCCAAGTTGTGTTGGGTCTATTACTGTTTCCCATAAAATACCTGATACTGTCTTGTATTCTATAGGTGCATTGATATGCGTTCTGATGTATGTCCCCGACGCATTTGTTATAACTGTAGATGGGGCAAAGAGAGGAAACGACTCAGTCTCTCCAACAACAACGTTATCTAAAGCTGGAGAAGATTCTGGAGTAAGAGATTGTATTTGTGTATAAAATTTTGTCAATGATGCCCTAATTGACCTGTCAAAAGTGTAGTTCGTTGCTGGATTCCAATAATATTGTGAAGCCTGCGTTTGTGGGCTAAAATCTATCCAAATCTTAACGGTTTCAGATACTGAGTAGGTAGCTCGTGCCCAAACTGCGTCCATTAGTCCTAACGCATCTACTTTCATGTATCTTTTTGTCCACGTTCGCCAATCCCAAGATGTATCAAACCCTGTTAAGTATTCTTCAGGTTGTTTTGGAACTTCAATTGCCGTATCGTTCGCAATTTTGATAACTCCGTCTTTAAAAGCAAAATTTCCTTTAACGTAAGTAGTGTTTGCGTTATAAACTGGAATATTAATGATTGCTCCAGTTGCGTTTACATAGATTTTGTTGTTGTGCTGCAATTGCTTGTCTGGCACATAATTTTCCCTTAATGTGTTTGTAAAAATACTTGTTGAGTCAATGACGCTAGTGCTTACAAGTTCGGATTGAATCGGTATGTTAAATGTCATTTATTCCCCTTATGCCGTTTGTTCGATTCGTTCAACACGGTCAACTATGTCGTTGAGTGTGTTGCTTACTCTTTCAAGCACATCGACTATGTCTTGACGGCTCGCATCTGCTGTCTGCTCTTCTAGTTTGCTTACATAGTCACTAAACGCAAGTGCGATGTCCTCATCTCGTGTTGCGGTTGCCGCTGCTGTCTGAAGTGCCAAATACGAAGCATCAATTGCACTCATGCCGCTTGCTTCCGGGTTAAAAGAAACATTATTGGCGTACTCTGTTTTTTGAAGCGTTGAGAGTGGAGAATATGCGCTTAACCATGCGTCTGTTATGGATTTTTGAGCCTCTGTTATGGATTTTTGAGCCTCTGTTATGCTGATAGTTAAGTCTGCAAAAACATCACTGAACTCACCCGAAAGGGTAATAAGTCTGCCATAAAGTTCTTGACCTGCTTCGCTTGATGTGTCTATGCCCTCGACTATGCTTCTAAAGCCATCGATTGTTGTCGGCATCGTTAGATTCATTTTCTCAAACTCTTTGCTAAGAACATTTGAGTGATATGAGAACTGTTCGGACTCGCTCAAGAAGTTGTCTATGTAGTCAGACAAGCCGCTCGTGAGTGCATCTGCTCCGCCTGCGCCAAGCAACATAGAAGATGTTAATCCATCTACACTATGGTTTGTGGCTTCTATCTGTAAACGCAACTGCTCAAAAGTTAAGTAAGCGCTGTAGAGCTCTTCTGCACTTGCGTTGAATGTTTCTATCATTTGAACTACACCGTTGTTTAAGCCGTATGTTGCTTTATCTGCTTCGATGATAGACTGGGAGAGCGCTTCAAAGCCTACATCACCCTGTTGGTTTAAGATGCTTGTATAATCAACTGCGTCAAAAGAAGAGCCTAATCGTTTTATATAATATTCGGCTTCTTGCATACCGCCAGATACTCTCACTAAGGTTTCAAATAGTCCCTCGCCTATCTGCTGAAATCCTGTAAGCGTTTCATTGAGTGCGTCTGCTGCTAACTCATCCCCAATTTTTCCAAATACATCTGTAAGCTGCTGTTGAATCTCTTCGCCTGTTTTTCCTTTGAGTGAAATTTTTCCTATGTTCACCACAAAGTCTGCCAAGTCGTTTTCAATGTCGCTTGTAGCTAGATTTAACCCCTCAGTCGCATATAAAACAGTGTCATAAAGACTGCCTAAGATAAGTTCAAACTCTCTTCCTATATTTTCATCGAGTGCGCCAAATGTAGTTGATACTGTATTCTTAGTGCTTGAACTAAAGAGCCCATTTGTACGTTTTGATTTTAGTACTGTTTGGAATGACTTACCTACAATAGAATCCATAGCATCTTGTATGTATTGAGCACCGAAAGTGATACCAGCATCTTGTAGGCTATAGATTGTATTTGAACCGCCTATGCTTCCAATGTAAGAAGTTATTGACCCTACAAAACTATCAATAATATTGCTTACCGGGTTTTCTCCAAATATCTTTTTTGATAGCTCAGAAGCCGCGAAACCGACCGCCGTCAATGGGTTTGTAAATGCAAGAGCTGTTCCCACGACTGCGTTATAGTTTGCGCTTCCACTTAGGAGCGACGTAGAACTTGAACTGCTTGTAAATCCTTCCCCTGTAGCAAACCCGCCAGATTGAGAGATATTCGCGGCAGTTCCTGCTAAGGCTCTGTCTATGCTCATGAGGCTGTCGTTCATCATAGAAAGAAGTCTGAACTCAGGCCGTGCTAAGTCTTCTAAAAGTGAAAGTGACTCTTTGATGGACTCTGTGGCCTTTGAAGCATCTCCAAGAACCGAACCTGTGCCTAAGTTTTCTTTTTGTGCTGAGAACGCGTCTGTGCTTGTTGTTGTGCCGAAAAGTCCGGCACTCTCACCAAAAGATGTTCCAATCTGTGAAAGAAGCGCTCCCACGGCTGTAGTAGTTGTGAGGACAGCAGGAAGGTTTGCAGGGAATGGAGCAGAAGCCCATGCACCTGTTACTGCTGTGACTGCATTGTAGAGTGCTAAACTTTGTTGCGCTGCCATCGCTATCTCTGCGCCTTTGGACCCTTCCTCAAAAGCTTGACTCATGGCACCTGCAAGTGTTGCATAGCCATTTACTTCGTTTGCTCTTGTTTGGTCTTTTATGGCCGCTTGTTCTGCTTCATAGCTTGCTACGAGTTTTTTAGTTTTAAGTTCATCTCCTGCATACTTTGTAAACTGTTCCGTGTAACGCGCGTCCAAACTTGCTTGCGCTTTTTTAGCTTGTAGCTCGTTTGCGTTCATTTTCCCCAGGGCGTTTGACACGGCCATAATCTCAGCACTTACCCCACTGAGACCGTTTTGCCAATCCTGAGTAGAGTTTGCAAGTGCGATTTGAGTATCAAGCATGGAAATGTAATTGTCTTGCATAGTTTTTTCAAAATCATTTTCTAACTTCGCCTTAGCTTCTGCAAGCTTTGTTTGTTCCTCAGTTTTCGCGTTAATATTTGCAAAATATAGATTAACTTTAGTTTCACGCTCTTTAAAATAGTTGTTACGAATTTCAAGGCTCATTTTGTCTAAATCATTACGCGCTTTTTGCTTCTCTTCTTCGAGTTTTATAGCGTCGGCTGCACGCTTTTTTTCTTCATCGTGAAAACTCTTCGCACTCTCATTCTGCTTTTTAGCATAATCCTCTTTTTGCTTTTGAGAGTACTCTTCTATCTTGAGCAAGGCTTGCGCGGCTTTGTTGTCGTCTCTTACGAAGCCACTCTTTACAAGCGTTTCTTGTGACCCATTTTGCGCTGCTCTTTTACTCTCAAGTGCGGCTATTTCGGCTTCAATATTCTTAATATTTTCGTTTCTTTCTTTTTTTTCAGAATTCCACATAAATGTAAAATCAACGCTTTTTTCTTCGTTCAAATCTCTTTGGAGTTGCAAAAGTTTTATGTTTATATCTTCAGCACTTTGAATCTCTTCTATGTTTTTAAATTGCAATAAAAATGCGTGCACTTGCCCGGTGTATTCATCTAGGAGTGTGGTCGCACCTTTTATGCTCTCTTTTGAAACTTCAAAAATATCTCTAGTCAGCGTGCCCGCTAATTGACTCCATGCATTTTCAAAGTTGCTGGTTGCCACTGTCATAGTGTCAAGGACTTTAAACTCTCCAAGTTTGCTCTCAAGCAACTCCACAACGTCAGTGCTACTTTTCAACACCTCATTCGTAAGCCCCAGCGCACCCAAAAATCTTCCAAAATCAGAAGCAACTTCAACCGTTCCGTTTGCCAAACCGTCCACGCCTGAGAGTAAAGAATTCAGCTCTATTCCTGCGCTTCCCGAAGCGATGGAAAGCTGTTTTGTGAGGTGTATCATCTCTTCATTGGATGCCCCTGCGTTTTTCATTCCTACGTAAAGAGATTTGTATATCTGCGTTGTTTCGCTTAAAGAGTGTGGTGTCTCTGCGTTTATTTTGTTGAGGGCTGCTGCTGTTTGCGTTGATTCTTGCATGGCAAGGTTGTACTTTTGCGTTATGCTTAAATGATTGCCTAACGAAGAGATGTTTGAGCTTGTAGCAACAGTGAGAGCGCTAAGCCCTGCGATAGAATCTTCCATTGTTTTGTTAAATGTAAACCCGGCAGCAATAGTAACGTCAAAGGCTTGTTTTATAGCATAGATGCCGACACTTGCATGTGCCATATCTTTAAGTCTTGCAGAAAATGTATCTACATTTGTGGCAGTTTTTTTCACAGAAGCAGAAAGGCCGTCAAATTCTCTATTTATAACAACAAGTTCACCCGTGTTTTTATCAATAGAAATTTTTATATTTAGTTCTCTTTCCATGTTATAATCCTTCTATGAATTTTTTACTAGATATTGCTCTGACTGGGTTTATTGTTTTTGCAAGTGCCGTTTTGGCACTCCTCACGCTCAACCCTCTTTTTCTTCTTCTTATCGTGCTGCGATATCTCTATGTTTACAAAAAAAACAGAGGCTACAAGCTCTAGCCTTTACTGTTTAATTCCGCAGTCATAGACTTTGTGACTCTGTAGACTTCCACACTATCAATACCGCGTCTTTTACACGCATCTTTTACGACCGTGTAATTGCACACGGCGCCACTAAAACCACTCTCTAAGCTTAACAGCCAAATGTCCGCTATGGCAAACTCTTCTTCATCGTCTAGCCAAACAACATCATTTTCGTTGGCTAAATCTGCTCTATGTTCACTAAGGTGATAATGCGACTGTTTGTTTTTGTACTCTTTTGCAAAGCGGCATAACCGCTCTACTTTTTTGCTTTTTCTTCTCGAATAAGCCCTGCAAGTGCATTTCCAAACTCAATCAAATCACCACTCTCATACTGCTCGACAAGGATTTTTTCAACAATCTCTCTGTCGTTGCTTGCAAGCTGTTTACGAATAGAATCGCGAAAGTTGTTTAAAAACGCATCATTGTCAAGTGCCTCTTTAGCTGCGTTTGTAACTTCTACTTGTTCTTTAGAAGAGAGACTTCTTGCCACAAGTGTTTGTTTGTTGCCGTCTAAAAACTCATATTCAAACTCTGCTGTTTTTCTCTTTGCGTTAAATACCTTGCTCATCTCTTGCCTTTTTATTTAAATGTAATTGTAAAGTTATCGTTACCGGCTACAGCCTGCGCAACATACGACTGGTTAAATATAACTTTGCCCGACTCATCGCTTTCACTTGTAGTGCTGTTAAACGCATACGGCACGCTAATCTCTACTTTGTTGCCTGCAACAGTTCCGAGTGTAATTAAGATGGCGACCGTTGCAGAAGAGCTTAATGCCGTCCAATGTGCGATGTTGTCTTTTGTTTTGATAGCATCAATGGTAATAGTAGGTTTAAAGTCAGCGAGGTAATACTCTTTTGTATTTACGCCGTAAGCCTCTTGAATGTCATTACCCATTTTAAAGTCAAACTTTGTCAAGTTTACACTTGAGCCGCCGACCAAAACCGCCGTTATTGACTCAACAACTAAGGGAGAGACTGCCGAGAGTGTAACCACCGGACTTGCTTCAAGAGTTGGAACCGCACTTGTAAATCCTTTCATTGTAAAGCTCATTTTTGCAAGCTCACCGATAGAACCGCTGATACCAAAATCGCACGCTATGCCTGTGATTGCTCTTTTTTCTCCGTCAAGATATACGAGTGCATTTCCTGCTGTAAATGTTGAAGCTGGTTTATAAGCTACGCTTGTAGATGCTACTACGGTTTCGGCAAGTCCGCACGACTTTAGTAACTCTGCCATCTTTGGCGCTGTTCCGGCTGCTCCGCTTCCTCTCACAAGAACTTCAATCGAATCATCGATTGTTGTCATGTCTGCAATTTTATAGCCTTTTGTTGAGCCTCTTACACCGTTTCCGATGTCTTTGTACTCACCGCTTTTAATTGTCGGCTTTGGCATAAAAGGCGCATTTAGCGTCACAACATCCGCAGCAGCAGGCAGCGTGACCCCATTTTTAAATAATAGAACCGATTTCTCGCTATTTTGCAACGCCATCTTTTGTCTCCTCAATATAATTTGCATCAATGAGGGCTTTTATGTCCTCTGTGATAGTTTTTACTTCACAAACGCCATCTTTAAATACAAGCGGTTTCCCATCTGCAATAAGTTCTGCGTTTTCTCTAGTTTTTATTAGCTTTGGCATTTTTACTCTCACTTTTTTTTTCAGATTCTTCAGCGACTTCCTCAAACTCATTCTTACGCGCAAGAAGAATTTTTGCCTCTTGCGAACTAAACTCTTGCACTACCCCATCAGATAAGCGTTTGAGTTTCATTATGCGACACTAGCCTTGAGGAGTACTCCCTCAGTCCCTCTGAAAACTTTAGAGCCGTAGACATATAAACCTTTCACAGCATTGGAAAACCCGCTCTCAGGTCTGTATGTTTCTACTTTTTGAATTTGGTCAACGAAGTTAATGAAATCGCCCGACCCGCCTAAAATATTATGCACAGATGTAATCGGTCGAACTGCCGCACTTTCGTAGATATTGAAACCGCCAACTTTTCCGATATAGCCTGTTGCTAATGCATTCGGGTCAGTTGTATAATTTGTTTTATCAAATGCAACCTCTTTGAGTACCGCTGCAACTTCAGACGATACAGATAACCAGCGACCAACGCTTGAAGCTTTGGCAATGTTGAGCTTTACTTCTAGCATTATGATGTACGATATGATATTTGTTTTCGTTAGTGCGATTGGAGCTGCATCCGTTCCTATGATATTCGCTGCCGCTACGTCTGCTCTGTGCGCATATAACGCCGTGTCAATAGCGTTAGACATTCCATAGGCAGCGCGTTCAGAATATTTCTGCATGAGCGGTAAGCTAATTTGAGCAGCGTGCACATCGTCTACAGAAAAATCAAAATATTTCATCTTGTCAATAGTCATCGTCTGTGTTGTTGGCTCAGGCGTTTCACGTGTGGTTGCACCGTTTGGGATGTAATCGCTAATCGTAATATCTCCGACAGATGGAACCCTTACAATACCATTCTGCTGTACGTCGCCTTGATACATCGTGTTACAAAGGTTTTTAAATACTAGATTGTTATCAAGATTTCTCTGAATCTCTTTACTCCATAGTTCTGCTATTGGAAATGCCATTTTTTTACTCTCCTATTGTGATTTTGCCGCTGAAAATTTCAGGGGCAATTTTGTTATATTCCTCTTTACTCATAGTAGAGAGTGCCGCTCTATTTATACTTGTATTCCCAGCTACATAACCGCCTGCGGTTCCATTGCCTTCTGCTCCTTTTGGTAAAAGAATAGAAGTGTTTTCTTTTAAATACTCCCCCATAAAACCTTTTGTGTCAACCGAAACACCATCGCGCTCAAAATAACCAACTCCATCCTCACCAATTTTAAGGGCTTGTGAGAGTTCAAACTCAACCATTTTTTTGTGTCGCGGGTCGAGGCCGTCAATGCCTCCTACGACTTTAGAAAGTTCTGATTTCTTAATCGCATCGATTTTTGCCTCTCTCTCTTTTGCTAAAGATGTTGTAAGCTCTAAAAGTTGTTTTTCAAGTCCCTTGAATTTCGCTTCATGTTCACCGTTTGGGGTTGATTTTTGCAGTTTAAGCTCTTCAATTTGACTCTTTAGAGTCTCATTTTCAGTGATAAACTTCTCAGTCTCACCCACCTTATCCGCTTTAACACGTAACGGCTTTAGCACGCTTTCGTGTTCTTTTTCGATTGTTTCCATCGTTTCTTCATTAATTGTTCCTGCATCCCGCAAAACTTTTAAAATATTCAACATTGTTAAATCCTCCCGATTTAGTATTTGTATTATTTCACGTATGCAGGATGAAACTCTTAGAGTTTTTGAATATTCTGAAGATAGTATTAGAGTAATAAAAAAAAGGGGGTTTTATGACTTTATACGATGCTAAAAAAAGGTGGGCACTCATTAATGACGCCTATCACGGCTCAAATGGCTTTTATAATGGCAGCCATATTGTAAAATTTACACGTGAACATAATGAGAAATATGAGGCGCGTAAAGCTTTGGCGGTCTATGTAAATAAAATGAAGCCTGCGTGTATTCGTTACGCATCTTACATTTATAAACGCAAAGCTTCAAGGATGTCAAAGAACGCATTAATATCTTTGATTTTTGACAATGCGGACCGCATGGGTAATGCTATTGATGTTTTTATGAGGTCATTTTATCAGGAAGTGCGAGCACGAGGTACCGGTTTAATATTAGTCGAAATGCCGATTAACCTAGGGGCTTCTTTAGCTGACCAAGCAGAAAGACGGCTAGTCCCCTACTTTGTCAACATCGACCCATCCTGTGTATATGACTTTAAACTAGGGATTACAGGTTCTTTTGAGTGGATTATTTTGGAATACTCAGTTGAAACAAAAACACCGTTTAAACCGTCTATTATTGAAACTCAATATCATCTGTATAGTGATACTACATTTGAAAAATATGATAAAAGCTTCAATCTCATTGAATCGCGTAAACACTCCCTTGGAATCTGCCCAGTTATACAATTTACTGAGCAAGGATATTTTCCCTGCGTCTCTTCGTGGGAGGGTGTAGCAACAATTTCTAAGCGACTTTATAACGCCCAAAGTGAACTTGATGAAATTTTGCGCGGGCAAACTTTTAGTCTTTTAGTCTACCACACACCAAACGGTGAAGATATTGATAAACTTGAGATAGGGGTTAATAATGTAGTTAAATATCCGTCACAAGCGCCGTCATTTATATCCCCACCTTCTGCGCCAGCCGATACGTATATACAGGTAATTTCAAAACTAGAGTCTCTTATAGATGAAGTTACTCTCAATCCTGATAATGCAAGTTCTAAAGCGAAGGAATCTGGTATTGCGCTACAGTTCAAGTTTGAGACACTCAACAGCTCACTCTCTTTGACTGCCCGAGGTCTTGAAGACTTTGAGCGCATCTTATTTGATTTAGCATTTCGCTGGCTTGGTGAAACGAATGATTATGGAGTAAGTTATCCAAAAGATTTCTCTATTGCTGATTTAAAAATTGAGATTGAGAACACAAGCGCAATGGTTGCACTGAATATTGGAAGTGCATACGAAGCCGCGAAGAAAAAAGAGTTGGCGCGGCTTGATTTAGTGGGTGCGGATGAAATTGTTATGGAAGAGATAAATAAGGAGATAGACGATGCCAGTCACAATCGTTCAGAGTGATTTAAATAATATTAGATTGGCTTTTGACCGTGTAGACAGTCTGTTTGGAGTGCAAGCTATTAGGCGTTTATCTGATGGGGTACATGAGAGAGCGGTTGATTATGCGGATGTGCACACTAAAACTGGGGCATTATTTAGGTCAATTTATAAAAAACCAATCAGTGGCGGCTATGAGATAGGAGCAGACCGCAAAATCGCAGATTATG